AGAATTGCACGAGAAGTTTCGGGCTGGGAGTTTCCAAAAATACAAGAAGACGGCCAATTACCAAGGGAGGTGTTAGAAATGGCTGATAATCATACAAAACCGATTGCGCTTCACTTGGCAAGTGGTAACCCTAGTCACTTAACTAAATCAGAAATAGAAGCAAGGCTTAATGCTCAGATAAAAGCTCCGTCCAATAATGTCAGGGCTCCCTCCGACCTCTCGAAGGATTTAAAAAAGGAGTTCAATAAACTAGCCAAAGAGCTTCTCAGTATAGAAATTATGACTAATCTTGATATCGACGCATTGTCGGCGTTTATTAAGGCTAGGAAATTATATAATCACATAACTAATAAACTTATTGAAAATCCTGATCTAATGCTGGAAGACAATGATCTACTGACGAAACAGGATAAACTTTTTAAACAATTGAGATCCGCGGCCAGTGATCTAGGTTTAACAATTAGTTCAAGATGTAAGTTGGTTCTACCAAAGAAGCAGGAAGAAAAACCACCCAGTAAGTTCGGCAGGTTCGGGGCTGGTAAAAATGCTTGATCGCACAACAGCGTTTGCCGAGGATGTCGTAGTTGGTAAAACAATATCTGGTAAAACCGAAATACTATCCTGTAAAAGACACCTTAGAGACGTCGAGCGCCAAGGAACTCCTGAATTCCCATATATATGGAATCAAGAAAAAGCGCAGGAAATAATAGATTTCGCGGAGTCGTTAACACTAGCCGAAGGAGAAGATCCCCAGCCGTTGAAATGCAGGCCATTCCAGGACTTCATATTCGGCTCGTTAAACGGATGGACAACCCTAGAGGGGTATCGCCGTTTCCGAACATCCTATATCCAGGTAGCCCGCCAGAACGGAAAATCACTAGGTAATGCTGTCCCCTCACTCTATTATGGCAACTTCGACGGTTATCAATACCCTCAAATTTACGCCACAGCAACCAAGGAAGCCCAGGCTCGTATCGTGCTCAAGGAATGCATAAAGTTTATTGACTCCGACGAAGAGCTAAGTGGGACGAAATACGAAAAAGGGTTATTCACCGTCAAAGATTATGCGAGTAAGATTCTCTGTAATCAAACACACGGAGAAATAAAAGCCCTTGGTAGGGACACTAAGTCAATTGACGGATTTCGCCCTTACTTTGGCTCAGTTGATGAGTACCACCTGCACAAAGATAGCCAAATGTATAAGCTGTTGAGCGATGGGACCAAGAAGCTTAAGCAATGCCTAATATCCGTCATTACAACTGCAGGATTCGATCTTAATGGTCCGTGTTATGAGTTATACAATTATTGCAAAAACGTCCTCAATGGACTAGTTGACGACGAAACGCAATTTATTTACATCTGTGAGCTAGACGAAGAGGATATCAAGAAAAAAGACGGGATCTACGACGAAGCTGTATGGCCAAAGGCGAACCCATTATGGACTCCAGAAACCCTGACAAGCTTAAGGGCAGACGTGGTCAAGGCCAGAGGTATGCAGGGAGAAGAACTTAGAAATTTCATGACGAAGTCCTTGAATATTTGGGTGCAGTTTTCTGATACACAGTACATGAATCTTGAACACTGGAAAGCATGCGAAAGCGAGACCACCCTGGACGATATGCGGGGATGCGAGTGCTATCTGGGACTTGACCTCTCATCCGGTGGAGACTTAACATCCGGAGCACTGGACTTTCCATTTATGATCAAATCGGAGAAGAAATATTATATACACTCTCACAGCTTCATTCCTTCAAAACGAGTCGCGGAGCACGTCAAATCAGACAACGCCCCTTACGATATGTGGATTCGTGACGGCCTATTAACCGTAACGGAAACACTAGGCGGGATAAAAACGGATTATAAGTACATCATTTCTTACTACAAGGAATTGATAAAAAAATATAACCTTAAACTAAGAGGCATCGCTTATGACCCACATAATGCAGATGCTTTTTTAAATGACCTCGAAGAGTTCGGTGTAGATTGTGTTGAGATAGTGCAGAGTTGTAAGAGCCTAAACGATGCAACGGTAGACTTTAGGCTTGAGGCTGAAGCTGGGAACATTGTTTATGATAAGCGGAATCGGTTGTTATCTTGGTCCGTGGCGAATGCGAAGACGGTAAGTAATAGTTTCAAGGAAATTAAGATCGATAAGGATTTAGCCAAGAAACGAATTGACCCGATTGACGCGATAATAGACGCGCATAAGTTGGCGCTGGCTAATAAGAAGACAGGATCGGTGTATGAGAAACGCGGAATGCGAAGTTTGATGTAACTCACAAACACTAAGGGAGGTGGTAATCTTGTGAATCTAATCCAAAGAGCAAAGCTCTTATTCAATAACGGCTACTTCGAGGAATACGTCCGCCGTTTCCAAGCTGGCGAAGATATGCCAGAAAACGGTCACTCAGGCGTAGGATCTGACACCGCCATGAAATATTCGGCGGTTTTTGCATGTTGTCGAGTCCTTGGGGAGACGTTCGCGAGTATGCCGGCCATGGAATATCGCAAGAATGCCAACGGAGACAGAGAGACAACAAGAGACACAACCGCCTTTGACATCCTGCATAACGCTCCGAATGACGAGATGGCACCCTTTAGTTTTAAGGAATCCTGCATGATGAACCTTAATCTTGGTGGAAACGCTGTATCAGAGAGGCTTGTCAACAGGTTTGGGGACCTAGTGGGCCTGTATCCGTACAAATGGCAAATGGTAGACATCGGCAGGGATCTAGAGACTAAGCAGCTCGTTTACACAGTGACAGACGGAGCAACGCAGAAAACCCTTAGACGTGATCAAGTTTTCCACGTTCCTGGACTAAGCTTTGACGGGATTATCGGCCTATCTCCTATCGAATATGCAGCAAACGCTATTACACTGGGTAAGAGTTATGAACAATTCGGAGTTAATTTCTACAAGAATGGTGCTAATTCGAGCGGAGCATTCAGTTTTCCTGGAGAATTAGGCGAAGACTCGTTCCAAAGGCTGAAGAAAGACCTGAAAGAAAACTACGCAGGGCTTAGGAATACGGGAACCCCGATGCTACTAGAAGGCGGCGGTGAGTTTAAGCAATTCGCCATGAAACCTGCCGATGCACAACTGATAGAGAACAAGCGTTTTCAGGTTGAAGATGTTGCGCGGATGTATCGTACTCCGTTGCATTTGATCGGCGATCTAACAAGATCCACGAACAACAATATCGAGCATCAGAGCTTGGAATTCGTGATGTATACCATGCTTCCGTGGTTCAAACGCTGGGAGGAAAATATAAACATGCAACTTCTCTCTCTGTCAGAGCGTAGGGCAGGGTATTACATCGAGTTCAATGTTGCTGGTTTATTACGGGGGGACGCAAAAAGCAGGGCCGAGGCTTACGCGGCAGGTCGCCAATGGGGTTGGCTTAGCGTTAATGACATCCGGAAGCTTGAAAATATGCCACGCATAGCCAATGGAGATATTTACCTACAGCCCTTGAATTTCGTTGAGGCTGGCAAGGAACAATCGCAACAACAGCAAAACGAAAATACAAAAGCATTGGCAGATAAGATTTTAAAAATGATCCAAGGTACAGAGTAAGTTTTCATTGCTTTAAGGGACAACATTTTAACCTAGGCACCTATAGTAATCTCCCTGACGCAATAAAGGCCAGAGCCGTTACTGAGGAAAAATACTTTGCTCCAGTAATTGAAAAATACGCAACCATCGAGAGGGGGTGAAAAACCTGGGAAAGAACAGTAAAACTCGAATGTGGAAAATAGCTGCCAAGAATGAAGACAAAACAGTCGCCGACATAACACTGTATGGTCCAATTTCCTCTGATTCTTGGTGGGGTGATGAAATAACACCGAAATCGTTCAAGAAGGAACTAGATGCCCTCGGGGAAAGCGTCGAAACCCTAAATATCTACATCAACAGCCCGGGCGGCGATGTTTTCGCAGGGCAGACCATCGTTAACATGCTGGAAAGACATAAAGCAAGGAAAATAACCTATGCTGACGGGCTAGTAGCCTCGATCGCATCGGTTATTTTTATGGTCGGAGAAGAAAGACACGCCCCTAAAAATACCATCGTCATGATCCATAAAGCGTGGTCATACGGCAGAGGAAACTCCAACGACATGCGGAAGCTCGCCGAGACGCTAGACAAGGTTGACGAGACAATTATTAACTCATACGAGCCAAAAGTGTCCATAGAGAGGGATGAGATCATAGCCTTAATGGATGCCGAGACTTGGATGACAGCTGACGAAGCGTTTGAGAATGGATTTTCCACTCATATCGAGGAAGAAATTAAGGTTGCCGCCTCAATGGATGGCAATTTCTTAGTTTATGGCGATGTCCGAGTTGATACCTCGACGTTTAAGAATTTCGAGAGTTTTAGGTCTAAAATTGTGGTGGCGGAGACAGAACCAGAACCGGAACCAACGCCGCCTGAGCCTACTCCTGAACCAGAACCAGAACCTATCCCTGAACCACAACCTGACCCGCAAGCCCTCGCCACCCTATACCAAGCAAAATTAAAAAATCTGAGGAGGAAACGAAATGAACTTTAAGGAAATGTTGAAAGCCAAAATTACCGAACAGGAGGCTGTCGTAAACAAAGCGTTGACCGAGCTAAGGGCTATGACTACCGAGGAGCAAGCCGCCTACGACACGTTGGAAACTGAAATTACGAATCTTGAGAAAACAATTCTTGCACAGGCTGCAATGGAGGCAAGGGCTGAAGCTAACAAAACCCCAGTAAACACCCCTCTCTACGCACAGGCTAAAAATCCAGCCAGCGTAACAGACATCACTCGCGAAATTTTTGGCTCAGTCGGCGGTTACTTCCAAGCGGTCCACAAATCCAAGAATGAGCCTGAATACGGTGAAAAACTCGCCAAACTGAACACTGAAGTGCTAAAAATATCCAATGCGGCTGGCATGAACGAGTCAACCCCCTCTGATGGAGGCGTTTTAGTCGGAACTGATGTTTCCACAGTCCTGCTCGCTAAGGCTTATGAGACTGGAAAACTCGTAAGTAAGGCCTTTAAAATGCCGATTAGCCAAGGTTCCAACTCCATTTCCCTTCCAACTCTTGATGAAGCGAGCCGCGCAAATGGTAGTCGTTACGGTGGAATTCAGATGTACTGGGAGGGCGAAGCGGCAAAAATGACCGGGACTAAGCCTAAGATGGGCAGCGTAGATATGAAATTGCGCAACCTTAACGGGATGGTCTATGTTACAGAGGACTTACTAGCCGATGCGTCTTCGCTTGAAGCTTGGGTTATGAAGAAATACCCAGAAGAGGCCGGATTCAAGATGGACGATGCCATTATCAATGGTACAGGCGCAGGAATGCCTCTTGGTATCAGTAAGTCAGACGCTCTGATCGTAGTTGCCAAGGAAGTCGGTCAACTAGCCAATACGATTTTAGCCGAAAACATCATTAAAATGTACTCTCGGTTCAACGGAAACCCACAAACCTCAGTTTGGGTAATCAACGGTGATACTCTCCCTCAAATTGTCACCATGAGCATTGCAATCGGCACTAGCGGAGTGCTTGTTTACATGCCTCCAACGGGGATTGCAGAGAATATCTACGGAACGCTCTTTGGAATCCCTGTCATGCCTATTGAACAGTGCGAAACACTAGGAACAGTCGGAGATGTCATGTTGATCGACATGGGACAATACATCATGGCCGACAAAGGATCATTGAAAGTGGCTTCGTCCATGCATGTCCGTTTCGAGTACAACGAAATGGCTTTTCGATTCACTTATCGCGCCGATGGACGACCGGAGAAGAACAAGGCACTCACACCATTCAAGGGTTCGAGTACCGTGTCCCCATACGTTGCGCTGGCAACAAGAGGTTAGTCACAAAAGGAGCCCATCGCGGCTCCTTAATCTAAATTTGGAGGGATAATCAGAATGAAAAGATACAACCATTTAGTCAACGCTCTCGTGCCCGTCGCTGATGCGTTCGCTGGTACCAAATACACCGATGTAATAAACCTAAAGAACTGGAACCACATCCAATTCGTAATCCAGAAGGCGGCAGGAGCTGTAGGAACTTCCACGATTACAATCGAGGCGTGCGATGATGCCGTACCGACTAATGTTAGCGCAGTTCCATTCAAATACCAGGCGTGTACGACCGGAGATACCTTTGGTGCTTTGACCGCTGCAGAAGCTACCGGCTTCGCCACCACAGCCGGTGCAAACCAAATGTACAAAATCGAAGTCGATTCTGACGCCTTGGCCGCGTCCGGCCATGGCTATATTCGACTCAAGGCGGTCGAGGTCGTTGACGATCCTGTCCTTGGCGGAATCCTAGCCGTACTCACGGAACCGCGATATGGGCAGGAAGTACCCGATACAGCAATCGTATAATTACCGGGGCGCGTAGTCGCCCCTCTATTCTGCCCTAAAAGGGTGCTCAGTAGAGTGGAGGGAGATAATTATTATGTCAGTAGCAAATGTAGGATCCAGATGGGTTGCAGGAGTCCTAGAGTTTTTTAATAAAGTAACCGGAGCCACTATTTTTAGTATTAATTCAAATGGAGACGTCGAACTCGGAACATCTCAATTCCTCAAGGGTCAAGTGTTCGTAGTCCAATATCCGCAAGTCGCGGCAGCTGATGTTGCAAAAACGTTTTTCGTCGCTCCTGCAGCTTGCGAGGTTATCGCGGCAAGTGAGCGGCATGTAACTATTGCAGGTCAGGCTGGAACTATGACGATTGAGAAACTCAACACAGGCGAAGCTCCTGGAACAGGGGATGTAATCTTGGCAGCCGCCTTCGACCTTGTCAGCACGGCAAATACGACCGTTACTAAAGTCGCCGTAGCAGATGGTAAGGAACAATTAGTAGCGGGTGATGCTCTCTGTCTTAAGCTTGCGAGTGGAAACGCTGCGAGCTATGCCTTGGGGACGATTACTGTAACTCTTAAGTGGCTATAAGCCTGGGGGTGAAGACATGAACCTAGTTCTAAAAACCACTCCATCCATCGAACCCCTTACGCTCGCTGAAATCAAGGAATATTTACGACTCGATACCGACGATACATCAGAGGATAACGATTTAACGGCCTATTTAACCGCAGCCCGTGAATATTGCGAAACGTTTCAAAATAGAGCTTACATCACCCAGACGTGGGAATTAAGCTTTGACACATGGCCTTGCTCCGTGATTGAGTTGCCGAAAGGCAGCTTACAAACAGTCGATTCGGTGAGTTATAAGGATTCGGAAGGTATTGTGACGGAATTAACCGAGAACACGGACTACGTATACAGCCCGCGCGGCATACTCGGGAGATTAACTCCAGCCTATGGTAAATCATGGCCCTCGTTCACTCCGTTTCCCTTGGATGCTATAGTGATTGAGTTTACATGTGGTTATGGTGATGAGGCCGCGAGTGTACCAGCAAGGGTCATACACGCAATCAAGCTACTTATTAGCCACTGGTACGAGCACAGAACACCCCTTTCGGAGACTAATCAAGCACCTGAAGAAATTGCGTTTACAGTGTCCTCGTTGTTATGGCAAAATCGCATAATGAATGCGTAGGTGGTATTAATATGGACCCCGGGAAACTAAGGCATAAAGTAACAATCCAGCAGCAAGGAGAGTCTATCAAGGATGGCTACGGTGCTCTGGTAGAGAACTGGACAGATGTTAAGATTGTTAGTGCATCCGTCGAACCCCTATCCGGTCGAGAGTTATTCGCAGCCCAACAAGTCCACTCTGAGATCACAACGCGCATTACAATACGTTATCGCGCTGGAATAACTCCGAAGATGCGCGTTTTATACGGCACTCGAATATACGACATCTTAGCCCCAATCGACCCCGAAGAACGGCACCGGGAACTCCGCCTGATGTGCAAGGAGCTGATCTGATGGCCAATAACGTTATCGGAGTCAGGGAAGTTCGGCGTCTTTTCGAGCAAGTCGGCAAGGCTCCGGCTAAAGTGCTAACCAAAGCAGTAAAAAACTCCGCAAAGATCGTCTTATTGGCAGCAAGAGCCAACGCGCCAGTTGACACCGGAGCGTTAAAAAAAGGTATCAAACTCAAAGCTGAACGGCGCGGCGGAAAAGGTAAACGCGTCTATCAAATCGGTGTATTCGGCAGTGCAGGTGGCAGAGAAGAGTTCGTAAGAATTAGCGCAGCAGGAAAGCGCTCGTTTTATCCCGCATCACAGGAGTATGGATGGACTGACCAATACGGTAAATACCATCCCGGATACAGTTACTTGCGCAATGCCGCGGACAGGAACACCGTGAGAGTACACTCTATGATGCTGGAAATTATGGCTGAGGAATTGGATAAATTGAGGTGATAATGTGGACCTAGAGCAAGGCCTAACAGCAGAGCTATCCAGCATAGCAGGTCTAACTGGCAAAGTATTTCCGATCATGGCGACACAAGGAACTCTCGCGCCATATCTAACCTACATCCTCGGAGGAAACGAAAGGGCAAAAACTCTCTCCGGACACGACGGCCTTGTCGGGTCGCAATATCAATTCGATCTATATCATTCCACCTACGCGAGCCTCAAGGCCCTAAAAAAGCTCGTAATTGCGAACCTGAAGACCTACGACCTACGTAACATCGGAGCAACTGGTCCGTACATCCAGCAAGTCGAGATTATTACCGACTTCGAGACGTACGAAAACGCGGTCGAGCTTTTCAGGGGAATTATCGAATTTAACATCCATTACACCGAATAACTGAATAAGGAGGGATAAAATTGGTAGCGAAAAGAACACTTGGAACTACAATTTCAAAAGGCGGCGTAAATATCGGTTCCTTAATTAGTATATCAACGCCTGAAAAAACGGCAGACAGCAAAGAAGCCACTACGCTAGACGTAACTGATGGGTATAAGCGGTTCGTTGCCGGGCTGAAAGATGGCGGTGAGGTTACGATTAGCGGGTACTTCGACTCAGCCGATGCAGGACAGCTTGCGCTAGACACAGGATTCGAAGCTGGTACAGAGGATACCTATATCATAACTTTTCCTGCGGCCATCGGCGCAACATTTACGTTTACTGCGATTATAACGAAATACAAACCAGGGGACGCAAGCCTAGAAGATCCTATGGAATTCGAAGCAACGTTCAAAGTGAGTGGTAAACCAGAATTGGCAGTAACGGCATCTGGAGGACTTACCGGGTTAACATTGACAGGAACTGCTGGTGCACTATCTCCTACATTCAACAACGCGAAATACGCTTACGCTTGGTCGTTTACTACGCTTACGAGCATAACGGTAACTCCGACGGCTGCAGCTCATACAATAAGGATGTACGTGGACGATGTTTATGTCGCAGACGTAACGTCAGGCTCGGCATCGGCAGCGATAACCGGATTCTTGGCTGGAACAAGCAAGAAAATCACGCTTATTGTTAATGAGGTTGGCAAGAGTCCGAAAACTTATACGATTATTGCAATAATG